GTCCTGCTTTTGGAAATTGATCATCTTGGGGCGGTGTACCGTGACACCAAGTTGTTCTAGTGTGAGAGCAAGTCTATCTAGGTCTTCGTTGGCTTCATCTATGATACGATCCGGAACAGGACCAGACGGCACAGGAGTTTCATGCCAGGTTGTTTTTTGTGACTCAAGAGCGAACACAGGATCATTGGTTGGCCAGTTTGCAAAGTGTGCAGTGCCTACTACTATTTCTTCGAGTGGGTCCCACTCGTTGATGCTGTTAATCATAGGTGTCCAGTTACTTGTAGTGTATATCTTGGCTCCGACCCCATGTTGTAGGCAGCGTGTGGTGCGTCCCACGACCATACTAGAGTAAAGCCTGCTATCCAGTCTGCATACCCCCGGCCGGCACATTCAGCAAAGTGTCCAGGTTGACGTGGTTCAAGGAATACCACTGCACGACGTATTGTATTTTCTTGGCCTTTTAAGTTGAAGAGTTCAATGTATTTGCGATATGTATCAACATGGTTAGGTAAACTACTACCAGGATCCATGCGGTAATAAGATGTGCCAATATCTTGCCAGTGCTCATATGTTTGAAAAAAATCTATAAACTTGTGATTCCAACTTGGTTGTGCGCTACGCATATCACACATGTATCCACCAAATGGTCCTAGGAATCCTGCGTCTTGCCACTCAATTACTGTGGAATGATCATTAAATGGTTCTTTGACGTAATCTAATCTTGTGTACTCATCATCCCAAAATGGGGCAATATTAAATGAGTCGAGTATTGCCATAGTGTATTACCTTATAATCTTTTTGTGTTGTGTATTGACGCCATGGATCTACAACGACACTGCCTGGCTCAAGATCAACATACAATTCTTGTTCTGCTTGTTTGCCGGTGTATCCATAAGTAACAGTTCTGTTGTGTGCTAGGAATGCAATAACTGGCATGTCAGTAAATGGAGGATCATCGCCGGTCAACGGATCTATGTAATAATATTTGGCTTGCATGGTTTCTAGGTAATGTCCAATCAATAAACTGTAACTGCCATCTTCATAGTCCACATCCGGCTTGTAGGCTTTGCCCAATATAAAAATAGGCAAGTTGGTATCTTTTTGTAATCGCTTGAGATAACGTGCTAGATTTTTTGCTTGTTGTTCTCTGGCATGCATCACAGTATCAAATATGTCATAACCCAATTGTAAGTTTTCTGCTAGCCAACGTAAGGCAATGTTATCACGTGGATGACACGGGCCTGCATCACCCATACCTGCTGTCATATACTTGCTGCTCATGATACGTGTGGTGCTTGCGGCTAGTGCATCAGTTACTATGTCCACATTGATGTTGCCATTTTTCATAGCAACGTCTTGTATCATGTTGACTAATCCGATCTTTGTACTGATAAATGTATTGTAGAATATTTTAATTGACTCTGCTTCGTCCCATGTACCTACTACGTAACGTGGATCATTTTGCATCAAAGGTTGATAAAAATCTATCAGTAACTTTGCATCACCAGTTTCGCTACCATCTTCTGTACCAATAATTACCATTTCGGGATTGATCATATCCCATTCTACACTGCCCATTGCAATAAGATAAGGATTGTAAATAAAACGAGGTACAGTTATACATTCTTTCAATTCTCTGCGAACGGTTCCTGGCAGCACTGTGGATATTAGAACTACCAGTTGATCAGGACCTGCCCAGGTATCAATTTCTTTCAATACCGCTTTGACTATAGTGTAATCAAAATCTTTGTTAGGCAAGTGTGTAATTGGTTGACTGCCATCATAGTCTGGATCATGTGGTGTTTGTACCGCTACAAATACGATATCCTTGCCGGCAACTGCTCCACGCAAGTTGTCTGATATTTTAATTAGATCGCTTGATCTTGGGTAAATATCATATCCAGTGACATCATATACAGTTTGCATGACCTCTGCACAAGACATTCCTAATTTACCTAAACCTATAAAACCTACTTGCATTTATGTTCTCCGTTGACAATTTTTATAATGTTTTACAAACAAATTTGTTGCATCCACTAGAAATTCATAGTTGGATTTTTTACCCTTACGGTACCTGGAATATACAACCCAATCCAAAAAATCATAGTTGGTCTATTTCAAATAGGTTCCGTTTATCAGACGACTTACAAATAATATTCTGGGATCAAGAACCTTTTAATGTTAACACGTATCGTGATATTATCAAAAATAATGAATTTTTAAACATATCAAAAGTTAGGGCGTTGGTACATTCAGATATATGTAGAGAAACTGAAGCCTTTCCACTGAATTGGTATTATTTTTTTCATGGGTTCGCTGCGCTAGATTGGTTTAAAGATGCCAAGTATCTTTCTAGTTTGAAAAACAAAAAATTCACTAAAGTATTTATCACACTCAACCGTATTGTGACACAAGAAAGATCATATAGGTTAGGTTTAGTAGCAGATCTACTTAATCGAGGAGTTGTAGATCAAGGATTCGTATCATGCAGTACAGATGGGTGGCAAGAAGAAATTTTAAACCCGCACTCTAAATTAAGTGAATATCATAAAACACTTGTCAATGAACATTTTGATCAGATATCAAATAATCTTGTATTAGATTTTAAAGAAACACCAGGGTCAGCAAGTGCTATGCTTGGACTAGAACAAATCAAATTATTTCAATCTGCTTTTGTTCATTTAGTAACAGAAACAATCTATTACAGCAAAAAATTACATTTAACTGAAAAAATATTTAGACCCATTGCTGTGTATAGACCTTTTATTCTAGCTGGTGCAGCTGGAAATTTAGCATATCTTAAACGTTATGGATTTCAAACCTTTAGTCAATGGTGGGATGAAAGCTACGATCAAGAAACAGACAACGAACAAAGATTAATAAAGATAGCCAATATTGTTGAGCATTTATCAACATTGTCTATAGCAGACTTGCAGGACATGCACCAAGAAATGTTGCCTGTGCTTGAGCACAATTTTCAACATTTTTACGGCAAATTTAAGCAAATAATTGTCACAGAAATGCTTGATAATTATACGCAAATGCTAGACCAGTATAATTCAAAAAATCAACTATTCTACGATTACACTACAGTAAACATACCACATCTAAAAAAACACTGGAGCCAATAAATACTGTACTAATCAAGGAGCAGTCATGGGCGAGTTTTTCAAACTGGTAGGGGAAGTGGGATTTCCGATTGCGGGTGCTTGTGCTGCTGGTTACTTTGTATTTCTAACATTGAAGTTTATTCTAGCAGGAGTTACCGGTAGTGTAATGGGTATCAAGGGCATTATTATGGCCCTGGACAATCGTGTTAAAACAATGAATCACGACGTGGTAAGAATTGACGTAACAGTGAGTAATGCACTGGGCTTACGTCCTGACGTTGACCGTATTGCACGAGCAGACGGTAAGAACGACGCTAGGAGAGATTGATGCTCTATCTAGACTACACCTGGGACTTGGGTCCTAAACATATACTATTAGATAAAGAGCTAGACACCAAAAAACTAGGATGGACAGATGGCGATTGTTTTCGTTTTTCCAATGTTGATGATTGTCCTAAATTTGAAAAGTTAGATCCTGTTGTAGTATTTGCAATGGGATACGAGGTACACAATGAAGAATCTATTTAAAAAGAGCCCCTTAGAGTCCTGGTTTGAAAGTCTACCAGAAAATCACAGAAAGTATTTAGAAAGTCAGCCAGTGTGGTATGATGCAGATCTATATCGTTCCATGTTCTTTGGTATCATGGCAGGATTTGTAGTTGGTATGGTTGCAGGAGCCATGATATGGGGGAACTAGTTGGACTAATTAACAAGTACGGTTTTCCTATTGTGGCTGCGGGCGGTACCGGCTACATGATTTACTATGTATGGTGTTGGGCAACAAAAGATATCAAGCCGGTTCTGTCAGAAGCCAATACAACTCTTATCGCCTTGATTGATCGTATTCGTATGTTGGATAATGACTTGATCAGACTGCAGCAAAAGGTTAACACTACACTACACTTACGTGGCAAGATTATTGAATCAGAACGTGTACTAGAAGCACACAAAGTTGACACCGAAGCGGAAAAGAAATTTAAAGCAGCAGTCGAAGACGAGCCTAAATCAAAATGATTGATACATTATTAATGATTGCAGGAGTTGTTGTAGTAGCGTTGTTGTTGCGTTGGTTAACTGAACCAATAGACGGCGAATAACTACTGCAGAGAAACGGTACTAAGGACTAGTTGTTCCATGTCGTGAATTCTAGTCCTAGTAGTTTTACTGTTCAACACAACAAACAATCTTTTCTTTCCTTCTATTACAGCACTCATCACCAAACATCCTCCGCTTAGTCGCACATATCCAGTTTTGCTAACCAAGATGTTATACTTGTTTACTAAGGGATTGGTATTGTTAAACTTCCACTTGCGTTTCTTTTTAATTAATTCTACTACACCTTGATTGCTAGCATGCACAATTTCTGGATACCGTTCTGCTGCTAACAATAGTTTAATCAAATCTTCTGGAGTGCTCACATTGCGATTGTCTAGGCCTGTACTGTCATGAAACTCTGTCAATGTCATTCCTAGTACTTGTGCTTTGTGATTCATGTCTTCTATACACTTGTCGTAGCCACGACGATAAATTTTACATAACATTGTGGCAGCTTCGTTGTCACTGTGTACAATGGCTAGGTCAATCAGTTGTTGTCTAGTAACTGCGACACCTCTAAACTTACGCATACCCACAGATTCTATTAGACTTTGATTGCTGTCTAGCACAACCATTGCAGTCATTAGTTTAGTAATACTGGCAATAGGTTGTTGGATATTGATATTTTCTGATTCAAGTATTTGTCCATTGCCATCAGCAATTAACCAACTCTTGGCTTGTATGTTAGTGGCCAAAGTATTAGCAGATGCGGTCAACAAGACTGCTATTATAAGACGTGTAAACATTACTTGGAAGTGGCTCGGTAAGTCCCATCCCAGTCCGTAGGTTTACCAGCTCGCATACGTTCTATCATTAGTTCGTAATAGTGCTTGATATCTACTTCTGGATCCACCATGAGTTTACGTGCGACCTGAATGGCCTTGCGCCAGTTACCTGAATAGTATGATTTCAAGTATTCTTCATGTTGCCAGTCTACTGTTTTACCTAGTGTGTAAATTGTTACGCCTTCTTTCTTGCCTTTGACTGCAATGTTGTCTAGTTCAACAACAGGATATTCATCGCGAACATACTCTGCAGTCTTGGTACCAAGTATTATCCTTACTCCGTAACTCTTGGATTGTCCTTCAAGTCGGCTAGCAAGGTTAACTCCATCACCAAGACATGTATAGTCAAAGCGTTGATCACTGCCCATATTGCCGACCACCACGGTGTCAGTGTTAATGCCAAGACCCATACCAAAAGGAGGCACACCCTCGGCTTCAACTTCTCGATTAAATTCATCTAGGCTCCCCATCATTTCTAATGCTGTCTTGACAGCATGTTTGGCATGATCGCCATCGTGCAATGGTGCGTTCCAAAATGCCATTTGAGCATCACCAATATACTTGTCCAGTGTTCCGTGGTTCTCAAGTATCTTTTTAGTCATCGCTGTCATGTAGCGATTCATGATCTTTGTTAGGCCTTGTACGTCCTTGCCATAGTGTTCACTGATACTGGTAAAGCCACGTACATCGGTAAACATGATTGACAGTTCTTGTTCTTCGCCACCTAGTTTCAACAAGTCAGGTTGCTTTTGTAGTTGAGCAACTAGGTCTGGACTTAGGTATGTGCCAAATTGTTTTTTGATCTGTTGCTTTTGCAAGAACTCACTTACGAACTTAACGCCATAACAATGTAGCATGACCAAGACGCCGCCAGCAACCAAGCCAGTCGCGTCTGCCAAGAACTTGTATTCGCCAAAAATGTAAAGGCTAGCAGGAATAACACTGCCA